GTGAATGCGGTGACAGTTAGCACATAAAGGTATGACTTCACCACTATTTATTATCTCATATGCTTTTCCAAATCGTGAGTTGCGAATGTATTCACTCACCTTAATATCTCCTGACGCCTCAATGTGGTGAAAGTCTATCACGGCTGGGTTACTAACTCCGCAGAACGAACATTCCAAAGTTGACTTGAATGCTTGCCACTTCTCTCGGTGCTTCTTTTTGCGTAACCTATTTTTCTCAATAACGCGCTCACGATTGCGTTTGTACCACCCAGCGCCATACGTTTTTGCGTATGCAACACGTTTTTTCTTGTCTTTGTATGGCAATTGAAAAACCTGTCTTATTGCGCGTTGCGCGAACTTTAACATATTTTTCAATCATTTAATATTACCACGGTCTGATTTTTGGTTTAACTACTTTGCTAGGTATGTCGCTGACTTCACACCAGGCTCCATGTGCGTTTATTTTTTCGTAAAAACTTTTATTGTCCATAATGACGCTCCAACAATCATTCTCACTGGCAAACCAGACTTTAGCTTCTTGAGGGTTGCCGTTCATGTAATATAAAAATATAGCGAGAGTAAAATGCTCCATTGTCTGCTCCTTATTTACTTCTATTCCCATTATTCTTTAGCAACTTAAATTTGCTTTCTGCTGTAATGTTTTTAGATGTTCCATGTAGGGCTCTGCGAACTCTATCACTTCCCAAAGTCGCCATTTTCTTCATGGCTTTTCCCATTTCTTCCTCAGTTGGGTTTCTGCCATTCTGCTCTTTAAATATTTTTACGAAGTTCTCAATCATATTCTCACACCTTCTTCTCGAAGTTTTTTTATTAATACTGCCATTGCCTCTGTAGCTTCACGATACTGTTGTTTTACTGAAGGCGGTGCTTCTTTCATCAGAGCTAGCGGCTCCAACCGATCTATCTCCCTCTTCAAACTGTCTCTCGTATTTCTGTCTTCTGGTTTCAACTGCATCTTCTTTTCCTTTGTCCTTATGCCTGAAATAAGTTTTTAGGTTCATCTTGTGTGGCGTCTTCATTGCATCACCATAAAGCTGTCTATGTTTAAAGCCACTAATATTAAAACAATAACCATTAGCACAAAAATTATTCTGTCTTGCCAATCAATCATTTTTTCTCCTTCCATTCTTCATAACCTTTGCTCATAGCCGCAAGAGCATTATTGATTACTTTGTTTTCTGTAGCGATTAGACTGTCTATGTAGTCACCGCCCATTATATCAAAGCAATGGCTTAATAACGCTTGTGAAATAGTCATATGTTGGTTTTCAGTCAGTTCAACTTTTATCTTTTTTGACATTTTCTAACTCCCTTAACTGATCTTCATATTCTTTTAATCTGTCTTTTGCATTTTCCAGAATGATTTCCTCCATTGCAATGTCGGCACTAGCAGAGGAAGGCCGAACGCCTTGCCCCCAATAGTTTTTGCAGTTCTCAATAGTTTGCTTCTGCCTCTCAATGTATTTTTTCTCTGAGACTATTTCGAACTTTAGTTCATCTATTTTGTTCATTTGTTTCTCCCAAATAAGTAGGGGCTGTTAAGCCCCTGTTGATTTTACCAAGCTAATAAGCAATCGAGTATATATTTTCTTGGCATCTTGTTTTCTATTAAACTTTCGCAAAACTCTTCTTTAGTAAACCCTAAGTCTTTTACTTGCTTTGCGTATTCTGTTGGCTCTCTTAAAATTTCCATTTTTTTCTCCTTTTTGCTTATAAATTATATATAAGAACTTGCTAGCAACTTGTCAATACTTTTGCTAGCAAAAAATTAACTATTGCAAAAAAAAATTGCTAGCACTATTTATAGTGTAAAGCTAGCAACTATCGAGGGATACGATGAAAGAACATAAGGAACAGTGGAACCACCGAATAAGAGTGGAGTTAGCTGATGGCATGCGAGAGCTGCAAGAACGCAGAGAGGAAGCGCCAACGCTAAGAGATTTAACAGAAGAGGCGCTTGAGCTTTTTCTCAAAGTAAACGGCGTCAAACTAAAAGAGGCAGCATGATATATATAGGTATAGACCCAGGTTTCTCTGGAGCCATTGCTTTTTACTGGCCTGATGAGATGCATATTGAAGTGTACGACATGCCAGTAGTTAAGAACGCAAAAGGCAAAACAGAGCTCAATCTGCACGAGCTACATCAAATAATGAAACCAGAGGCAGACGAGCAGCACATTGCATTTATAGAGCAAGTCGGTGCAATGCGTGGTCAAGGTGTATCAAGTATGTTTCGGTTCGGGCAGTCATACGGTGCTACACAAATGGCAGTCGCAGCTCACAAAATACCAATGCACTTAGTCACTCCTGCAAAGTGGAAGGGGCATTTCGGATTAAGCAGAGACAAAGGTGTGAGCAGAGGACTTGCCACACAGAGGTTTCCGAAAAGCGCAGATTTATTTAAACGTGTAAAAGATGATGGCAGAGCAGAAGCCGCATTAATAGCTCTTTATGGTGCAACACAATGAACGGATTTGAAAAACATAAAATCAAGCATTTGTCGGCCTCAAGCATAAACCTCTGGACAAACGCGCCAGATGTATGGGTTGCAAGTTATCTATTTGGAATGCGTGGGCCAATGTCAGCGCCTGCTATGAGAGGCATTTGCACAGAGGATGCAGTAGTGGCAGTACTGACAGGCAAGCAGAAGACAGAGGACGCTCTGAAGGCTGCTCTGAAGAAGTTTGACAATACTTTTTTAATAGGATCAGAGAAAACAACTAAAGAGCGCAATATGATTGAGCCGTGCATGCAGTTGGCTCTCGAAGAACTAAAGCCCTACGGTAAGCCAGAGTTTCCAGAAAGTGGTCAGGTAAAAATTAATATAACAGCCAAGACAGACGATTATGAAATACCTGTTATCGGCTTCCTAGACTTAGTCTTTCCAGATCAGGGAATAATCATTGACTTAAAAACTACAGGCCGAATGCCTTCAACAATGTCGTTAGAACATCAGTTACAACGTGCAATATATCAAAAGGCAAACGGCAATCAGGCAGTTAAGTTTTTATACGTCACACCAAAGAAGGTGAGTTTATTAGAAGATGGAGACCCAAGTGAGTTACTTGCAAGAGCTAAAAAGCAAATCAGTAGACTTGAGAAGTTTTTACGAGCAGGCAGTAAGGAAGACATTCGGCAAGTTATACCAGTCAACCCTGGTTCGTTTTACTGGAACGGGTCAGAAGAAATCAGAGAGAAGCTATATGACATATGAGTTTCATAAATCACATGCTTGGAAGCCCAACGCAGACAAAGACTTTATGCGTAACTGCTACGATTTTAGAGACATTGTGTCGATGTACAAAGATAGCATCAGGTTTTACTTTCCAAACTATGACGATGCACCGTGGCAAGTCCAAGCAGAGATCGGTGGAGAAAAGGTAAACTTCTGGCCTCATAAAATCAAAGCGCATGTAGAATTTAGAGCAGGCGGATCAGTTGAAGGCAAATATAAAATAATAGATTTAATAAACGATCAGATCGTTAATGACCTAACAGAAAAAAGAACGAGCGATGGTTGGGTCATGGATGATGATTTTGATGTGTTTGAGTAAACCCACGCTGCGAGGGTCAGAGCAGCACAACAACGTCAACAAATCAAACAAGTGAAAGGAACAACAATGTTTGAAATAGACTTAGGAAATACTGGTAGCGATATAAATACATTTCTGTCGTGGTCTGCAAGGGGCACACAAGATGGAGCTGTCAGAGCAAAAAACTTTTATCTCAGAGAAGGAGCAGCAAAAGACGAATACCCTACAGCTAAGACAACTGGGTTTGTCATTGACCTCGATAGCCTTAAAACAGGTTGGCAGAAGTCAGAGGGCATACAAGGAGTAGCGCCAGAATGGAAGTGGAACCCATCAGTAAATCAAATGATGGGAAAGCCAGGCGAAGATTGGAAGAAAGGAATGTCAATCAAGTGCGCCATTGGAAGCGGTAAGGTTGCTATGTGGGAACAAGCAGGCGCAGCAGTCTGGTCAACTCTCACAGAACTTGCTCCCAAGTTTAAAGACCAACCGAGTGCAGGCCAAATGCCCTTGATTAAAATGACAGAAGCAAAAGAGCTTAAATTTACCAAAGGCTCAACATGCTATCCTGTTTTCGAGATCGTTAAGTGGGTGGATAAGCCAGACTGTCTGAAAGAAGGAGCAGCAGCAGGGATTGCAACAGAAGAGGCAAAGCCAGTTACTGAAGCAGCTCCAGCAGTTACTACAGACGACATGGAGTTCTGAACAAAAAAATGGGCGGCTGGGAGATGCCGCCCAAGTTCAGAGAGGAAAAATGAAATGGAAATGGAAACCAATATGAGTGAAATAGCTCCCAAAGCCGAGGTCATTTTTAGCTTTATAACACAGATAACTCAGAATTGGAAAGAGTTACCTAGTGCTTTAATAGAGATACGAGCGATTAGCCCCGTTGGATCAATCCAAGTGGCAAGATTTTCGGCAGATAATATTGAAGAAGTTGTAAAACATTCGGCTGCAATGAATAAAGCCAAACAAAATATTTATATGTGCATCAATCCAGTTGACGCAAAAGCCAATATACAAACAGGCAAAGCCGCAAAAGATGTAGATATTTTATCCGCATTATACTGCTTTGCAGACGCAGATACAGAAGGCGCAATGGAAAATATACTATCATTTGCAGGCCCGAAGTTCACAATGTCAGTTAAAACAGGTACAAAACCATTCTCAAGAGGTCATGCATATTGGCAACTTGAAGAGCCATGCTACAACCTGGACGCTTGGAAAGATGTACAGAAATCAATTGCAGCAAGCTTGCAAACAGATGCGGCAGTCGTAAATCCTAGCAGAATAATGCGCGTAGCAGGCACAGTATCTTGGCCCAATCAAAAGAAAACAGAAAAAGGATATGTTCCAGAGCTCGTTACAATGCGTACAAATTTCTCAACAGAAAGAGAACCAGTAGAGTTTGAACGAATGATGAGAGCATTCCCAAAAAAAGAAGTGCCTAAAAATCAAGTTACAAACTTTGAAATTGATTTAGGCCAACAGGCAATGGATAGACAATTAGCATCTCAAAGCATCATGCAAGGCGATGACTGGCACAATAATATCGTCAGATTAGTTGGATCATATGTCAGTAAAGGATTGGCAGACGAAGAAATCCACAGCATAACAGATAGCTTCACGCTGTCAGGATACTCAGTCGATGACACAAGGCTAGAAGTGCAGCAAGCCATAGACGGAGCCAGAGAAAAAGGATGGACGCCACCGCCCGATCCTGTTCAAGAAAGAATGGAACAGCAAAACCAGTCCATGAATGTGCCAACAGAGCCAACAGAAAGCTTTACAGAGGACGATACACAGCAAACATGGCCTACGCCTTACAAAACTTTTAATGCTCTCACTCTGCCTCGTAGAGAGTGGGTGTATGGATATGACTACATCAAGAAGTACATCAGTGTCACAGCCTCGGCAGGAGGTATTGGTAAAACATCTCTAACCATTGTGGAAGCATTGGCGATTGCAACAGGAAAGCCGTTATTAGGTGTGGCAGTCAGGCAGCAATCAAATGTCTGGGTTATTAACCTTGAAGACCCAAGAGTTGAACTGGAAATGCGTACAATAGCCGCCATGCAACACTTTAATGTCACGCCAGAAGATATTGACGGTAAACTGTTTATGGATGGTGAAGACGATATACAGATTACATTGGCGGCAGAAAGCAGAGATGGATTAATACAAAACGATGCGCTCTTACAGTTTATGTCAGATAAAATAAAAGAGCATAACATAGGTGTAATAATCCTCGATCCGTTTGTGTCGGCTCATCTTGTAAACGAAAACAACAATGGATCAGTGCAGGCAGTCGTGGCAATGCTAAGAAAGTTAGCCAGAGATACAAACTCAAGCATTCAACTCGTGCATCACATCAGAAAAACAAATGGTGACGATGCAACTATTGATAGTGTCAGAGGTGCAGGAAGTTTAATTGGAGCAGCAAGAGCCGCAAGAGTTATCAATAGAATAACACCAGAAGACGCAATGTCTTTAGGTGTGGACGAACACGAAGCACTTGGCATATTTGCAGTGGATGACGGTAAAGCAAACCTGGCTCCGCCTTCTGATAAGCGTATATACAGACGTATGCACTCAGTAGAGATTGCAAATGGTGAGCATATCGGGGTTGCCACGGAGTTTAAGCTACCAGACCTTTTTGACGGTGTGACAACTAAAAACTTGTACAACGTGCAAAGAGAAGTTGGAGAGGCAGAAAAGCAAGACGATCCGTATAAGGCAGATATAAGAGCTGGAAAGTGGATCGGTAAGGCAGTTGCAGAAGAGCTAAACCTAGACATCGACAAGCCTGGAGAGAAGGCACGAGCAAAAGCAATTGCAAAGCAGTGGGTGCAGTCTGGCAGTCTCAAGATAGAAAAAATACCAGATACAAGAAGCGGAAGAGATGTGCCGTGTGTGATTGTTGGGGATTGGGTTAAATGGGACGAAGTTTAGAACACTACAAAATACCAAACGGAAACACGCTGATTAGCTTTTCTGGCGGTAGAACGTCAGGATATATGCTTCACCAAATACTACAAGCAAATCAAGGTCTGCCAGAGCACGCAAAGGTTGTCTTTGCCAATACAGGTAGAGAAATGCCAGAAACGCTAGATTTTGTGCAAGAATGTGCAGACAGGTGGAATGTGCCGATCACTTGGTTGGAGTATGCACGCAATGACGGGAAGGTCGAGTTTAATATTGTCAACCACAATCAAGCAGCCAGAAATGGTGAGCCGCTAGAGGCAATGATAAGAGCTGCTAGATACATCCCAAACACAATGCGCAGAAAGTGTACGCAAGAAACAAAGCTGCTTACAATCAAAAGATATTGCAGGTCGCTTGGGTGGAAACTCTGGACAAACACTGTTGGCTTACGCGCTGATGAAGCATACAGAATAAAGCCAAGCAAGGATAAGATGTGGGACAACTGGTTTCCGCTGTACGATGCTGGCGTTTCAAAGCGAGACATCCAAACATTCTGGCAGCAACAGCCGTTTGACCTGCGGTTGCCGATCTTCAATGGCGTAACGCCTCATTCAAATTGTGACGGTTGTTTTCTAAAGAGTGAGCATAAGCTGGCAGAGATGTGGCGCGATCATCCAAACCGAATGCAATGGTGGGCAGACCTAGAGAAAGAGTTTGGCCACACGTTTAGATATGACGGCGTGTCATACCAAGACATCAAAGACAACTTGGACCGTCAGGGTGATTTTGTTTTCGATGTTGAAGGTTTCTTTTGTCAAAAGGATGGCGGCGAATGTACGGGGTGATTGAGGCGTTTCCACAGTTCCACAGTTGGTTTTCAATAAGTGTGGATGAACTGTGGAAGTGTGGAGAAAAAGGCCACGAATAGTTCCACCACAGTAGTTGTATATATATATACAACTGTGGTGGTAACTGTGGATTAGATGAAAGTGTGGTGGAATAACTGTGGAGAAATCGGTGATGAATAAGATGAATGTGCGACCTCGAAGACCAAAGCGACAGAAGAAGGCTGATCGGATATTACATTCGGGGCAGACGAAAGATCAGATTGTTTGTGACTATGCAATCGCTCCGACTGACGAGAAGGCAAGAGAGATGGAAGAGAAGTGGGGAATTGATGTGTTGCCTGAGTTGGTAAGTGTCGAGACTGCTGTTAAGTTTGGATCAGCTATGGCAAAGATGAATGCCGCGATTGATGCAAACGATCCAGAGGAATGTAAAGTCAGGGCAGAGGTTGTTCTAAGAGGTTGGGTTGCTATGGATGCCGAGGCAGAACGTAATGGCGCTCAGAGAGCTTCGACTGACATATGGGAGTTTGATATAGATGATAAACCTTTTGCACTTATGAAGGATGGGCGGAGTTGGCAGAAGATTAAAAAGGATAGACCAGATTTAGAGCTCCTGACAATTAGGGAAGTCATACTGGCTTACAGACTTCTAAGAGAGAATAAGCTAGGACTGTTTGAGAAGTCGGTTAAAGAAAGCTTTCCAGGCGCTGAGATGATAGACTTGCATGGTAAATCCTTTGACGATCCAATTCCCTTTTGATATGTTGCAGTTGTTAGTGCAGTATTCATTTCCGTCTGTCACTAACTTACACTGCTCGACTGCTCGGCGCTTCAATGCATTACGTTGACGCCGAGCTTTTTTTTATCCATAGATTATTTATGGACACTTACATTATTGATCTTACTGAGGTTGACGAAGATGAGCTGCACGAAGAGACAGCAAATGTAATAATGTTTATTATTGATCGTTTGCACAGTGGAGTTGATAAGAAACTTCTGGGTGTAGCTCTTAGCGAAGCAATGCGAGAGTTTATGCAGAACCCAGATACTTTCAATGTCGTTCATTAACGCGCTACGACACATCGGCGCGAAGCAGCGCAGACGCACATGCGCGTAACATAAGCTAAAATTAGGGGCAATATTAGTGTCGCTTTTGTACAAGTTCTGGGGCAGTTTTGGCTAAGTCATTGATTATATTAGATAATAAAATTAACATAATACGTATTATGCGAATTAGACGCTTCCAGACCCCCCCCAACTTTTTTAGACATGGGGCGTGTGTGTGTAGAAAAACGCAGACACGCCTGCCACCCCACCCCCCATGCCTATTGCCAAAACTGCCTATACGTCCTAAAATTTAAAAAAATCGGAGTAGACATGGCAGGAAAAGCATTAAAGCGTAAAATCCTCAAAGAAGTCGCTGATAAGGGGGGTTCGGATTATATCTATGAGATTATGGCGTCTGGCAAAACAATTACAGCCTGGGCAGCCGAGGACTTTGGTTGCAGTCGGTCCTACCTCAGTAGAGCTCTCAGAGAGAACCCTGAGTATGCTCGTGCGATGGATCGTGCATTACCAGAGGCCGCAGACGCATTAATGGAAGATGGTTTATCGAAAGTAGATGCATTGGGCGAGGCCAGTACGCAACAGCAGATCGCCGCAGTGCGTGAGCAGATCAATATGCGAAAGGCTTTGGCGGCTGGATGGAATAGGGATCGTTATGGATCGGGACCAAAGACTGAAATAACTTTAAATTTGGGTGATTTACATTTAGATGCTTTGCGTAAGATTAGCACTGAGCGCAAGAATATTGAGGTTGAGGATATGGCTCGGCATATGAAGGTAATTGAGCATGAGTGAAGAGGCCAATCCATTTGAGGAGTTTACGCGAAAGTATGCGTATGATCCTGTATTGTTTGTCAGGGAGGTTTTAGGTGCGGAGCCTTTGGATTATCAGGCTGAGTTCTTGGAGGCCATTGCTGATAATGAGCGTAAAATCAGCATAAGGTCTGGGCACGGCACTGGTAAGTCAACTTCTGCTTCGTGGGCGATGCTGTGGTATTTGCTTATGCGGTTTCCTAATAAGGTTGTCGTTACAGCTCCCACAAGTGGACAGCTTTTCGATGCATTATTTGCAGAGCTAAAACGATGGATCGGAGAGCTTCCAAAGCCTGTACAAGGTTTACTGACGGTCAAATCTGACCGTGTTGAGTTATCCGCTGCCCCGTCTGAGATGTTTATATCTGCTCGTACAAGCCGTGCAGAGACCCCAGAGGCATTAGCAGGGGTACATTCGGAAAATGTCCTTTTGGTTGTTGATGAGGCGTCTGGCGTGCCTGAGAAGGTATTTGAGGCTGCTGCTGGTTCTATGTCTGGTCATAATGCTACGACAATACTTTTGTCTAACCCTACGAGGTCAGTTGGCACGTTTTATGAGAGCCAGAACAGAATGTCTGACAGTTGGTGGACAAGGCGTTGGAGCTGCGTTGAGAGCCCATTGGTAAGCGATGAGTTCGTTGATGAGATGAGAGAGAGGTATGGCGAAGAGAGCAATGCCTTTCGGATTAGGGTTTTAGGTGAGTTTCCATTAGCAGACGATGACACGATTATACCTTTCCACCTTGTAGATGCTGCAATGAACAGGCAGATTGATATTGACAAGGATCGAGCGCCTGTCTGGTCTCTTGACCCTGCTCGGTTCGGCACAGACCGCACGGCTTTTTGCAAGCGTGTGGGCTCTGTTGTGACTGAGATTAAGTCGTGGCGTGGTTTGGATTTAATGCAGACAGTTGGGCGTGTGATGGCAGAGTATGAGGCTTTGGCTCCTAGTTCCAGGCCGTCTGAGATACTTGTGGATAGTATTGGTATAGGTTCTGGGGTTGTTGATCGGATGAGGGAGTTGGGCGCTCCTGTTCGGGGTGTGAACGTGGCAGAGAGCCCTTCGATGGGTGGGACTTATAACAACCTCAGAACTGAATTATGGTTTAAGACAAAGGCGTGGTTGGAAGATCGGAGTTGTAAGTTGCCTAATGATGATGCGTTGTTGGCTGATTTGACGGGTATAAGGTATTCGTTTTCATCGTCTGGAAAGATGGCGGCTGAGAGTAAGGATCAGATGAGGCGCAGGGGATTAAAGTCTCCTGATTTAGCTGACGCGATTTGTTTGACAATGGCGTCAGATGCGGCGATGGCTCTGTCTGGTCCTATGACTTCTTGGCGTGGTGAGCTAAGAAGGAATTTGCGTGGAATTGCGTAATGTGATATGAGTTTGTAAAAAAGGAGATAGCTATGCCTATGGGTAAAGGAACTTATGGAAGTAAAAAGGGTAGACCGCCAAAAAAGGGTGGTAAGAAGAAGTAATGGCTAAAGGCGTTAAGCATTACTTTCGGGATGGCACTGAGCATAAGGGTGGCATGCATAAAATGCCGAATGGTCAGTTCCATTCTGGAAAGACCCACGGTAAGACCAGCAAAAGACTGTATCATTTTGGCGATTTGAGCGCTACAGCCAAGAAAAAAATTAGAAAGAGATAGTAATGGCGAAGAGACCTGGATTATATGCCAACATTCATGCCAAGAAAAAACGTATTAAGGCAGGAAGTGGCGAAGCAATGAGAAAGCCTGGCAGCAAGGGTGCGCCGACTGCCAAAGCATTTAAGGCTGCTGCAAAGACTGCTAAAAAGAAAAAGAAGTAATGGCAAGAAGCAGAGCAGAAAAGATTGCCACGGCAAAGAAGAGGCATGGGTTTACAGCGGTAAATAAGCCTCGCCGTGGTGGTCCTAAGAAGTTTGAAGTACTGGCAGTTGAAGGCGATCAGGTAAAAAAAATAAATTTTGGCGATCCTAATATGAGCATTAAGAAAAACCAACCAAAGCGTAAAGCATCGTATTGCGCTCGATCTGGCGGCATTAAGGGAAAGTCAAGCAAACTGTCGGCTAATTATTGGTCTCGTAAAGCGTGGGATTGTTAACTTGGAAGAGCTATTTAGGTTTTTTTCTCCAGACGCATCTCAACGCAGAAGAACTGCCTTAGATACTTTGTTTTCTAATGTTGAAAAATTTATACCACCTAATTTAAGACCAGCGGCTGAGTTTGTATCTCAAGCAAATCCAGTAGTTGGTATGGGTGATGCTATTACTCAAAGCAGAGTTGCTTTTGATCCAGATCAAACATCTGAGGCCAGAAGGCGTGCTGCAATAGATATGGGCATAGAAATGGCTATGTCTTTGACGCCTGTGGCTTTAGCTCGTATGGGTTATTTAGCTGCACCTTCTGCTCTTGCAGAGACATTTGCTATTCCGTCTGTAAATGTAGAAAACATTCAGCCAGTTCTAAATAAAATGAAAGGCTATCACGGAACGCCACATAATTTTGATCGTTTTGATATGTCAAAGATTGGCACTGGTGAAGGCGCTCAAGCTTATGGGCATGGAATGTATTTTGGAGAAATGGAAGGAATAGGCAAACATTATAAAGACAAATTAGTTGCTATGAGGCAATCAGCAGTTAATAG